ACCTTCCCAGCAAGCGCAACCTGGTGCTGCGCCTGAACTTCTGCCGCTGGACGGAAGCCAGCGAAGGCTGGGTGGATCTGGACAAGTGGGACGAATGCGCGCAGCCGATAGACCGTGCCGAGCTGAAAGGGCGCGAATGCTTCGGCGGCCTCGACCTGGCCAGCGTCAGCGACTTCTGCGCCTACACCCTGGTGTTCCCGCCAAAGGCACCGGGCGAACGCTGGAAGCTGCTGCTGTACCTGTACCTGCCAGAGGCTGCGGCTGATCGCCTGCGCAAGCAGGGGCGCCTGCCCATTGATGACTGGATCGCACAAGGCCTGGTCACCATCACGCCCGGCAACGTGACCGACTATGGATTCATAAGGCGCGATGTCAACGCATCGCGCGAAGAGTTCCTGGTCAAGCAGATCGCTTACGACCGCTTCAACGCCAGCCAGCTCGTCACAGACCTGGGGCAAGACGGTGCCTTGATGGTGGGCTTTGGCCAAGGCTTCGGGAGCATGTCCACCCCCGTGAAGGAACTGGAGCGGCTCTACATGGGCGGCAACCTCACGCACGCCGGCCACAAGGTGCTGCGCTGGATGGCCAGCAACACCGTGGCCACAGAGGACGCTGCAGGCAACGTCAAGTTTGACCGCGCCCGCAGCACACAAAAGATCGACGGGATGGTGTCTACCGCCATGGCATTGGGCCGGGCAATAGCGCCCCCTGAAGAGGAACCCGAAGACCGGGCCAAAAAGAACTGGGAAAGCTTCGCAACGTGATGAACAAAGTACGCTCATTGATGCTGCGCCTGGCCCTCAAAGGCACAGACCTGACACTTGCCAGCCCCGAAGGCTGGCCAGTGTTAGGCCCTGGCCCCACCTGGGCCAAGGTGCCCGTGCGCGAAGACACGCAGCTGCAAATATCCGCAGCCTTCTCCGCCATTCGACTCATTGGTGAAACCGTTGGCACCCTCCCGCTGCGCCTCATGCGCAAGACGGAAAAGGGCACCGAGCGCATGGTCAAAGACCCGCGCTACGCCTTGGTGCACGACCAGCCCAACGAGTACATGACGGCGGTGGAGTGGAAGGAGGCCATGACCGTAAGCCTCGCCACCATGGGCCAGTCTTACAACTACGTCGAGGCATTCGAGTCCACTGGCCGGGTGCTCAGCATCCAGCCGGTGCACAAGTCCCGCGTGCAGCCAGAGGTGCAGCGCGACGGCGCCATCCTCTACTGGCTCACCAAGCGCGACGGCAGCCGCGTGGGCCTGCCACGCCCCCGCGTCTGCCCCATCCGTGGGTTCGGTGGTGTCGGTGAGCTGGAAGGGTACGCACCTCACCGGCTGCACGCCAACAGCCTGGCGCTCACCGTGGCCGTGGAAAAGTACGGCGCAGAGTTCTTCGGATCGGGCGCACGCCCCACTGGCGTCATCACCACCAAGACCGAGTTTGGTGAGAAGTCGCGCGAACAGATACGGCAGAACTTTGCCAAGTACATGCGCGAGTCCTGGCTCAAGGGCGAGCTGCCCGTGCTGGACGCCGACACGCAATACCAGGCGGTGACGACGCCCAACAACGACGCGCAGTTCATTGAAACCCGCAAGCTGCAGATTGCCGAGGTAGCCCGCATCTACCGCGTGCCCCTGCACATGCTGATGGAAATGGACAAGGCCAGCTATGCCAACACCGAGCAGGCCAACAAGCACTTTCTGGACTACACGCTGCTGTCCTACCTGCGCCGCATCGAAGCCGGGCTGGACAGCAGCTTGCTCAGCGCGCAAGAGCGCAGCAGCGGCATGTTCTTCCAGTTCGATGTGCGCAGCCTGCTGCGTGGCGACAGCACCCAGCGTGCGGGCTACTACGTGCAGATGCGCAACGCCGGGGCCATCACGCAAAACGAAATCCGTGACCTGGAAGACATGCCCCGGATCGATGGCGCAGACGACCTGCACGTACCGCTCAACATGGCCCCCAGCGACATGCTGGCCGACTACCTCTCAGGCAAGAACCAAGGAGCATCCTGATGCACCGCGTTATCGCACCCCTGCAAATCAAAAGCGCCGAGCAGGACGGCACCTTCAGCGGCTACGCCGCAGTCTTCGGCAACGTTGACCTGGGCGACGACATCATCCAGCCCGGCGCCTTCAAGCAGGCCAAGACCACCGCAGACGGAAAACTGCGGATTGCCATGAACCACCGGCTAGACCAGCTGGCCGGTAAAGCCAGCTTTGTCCAGGACGACTATGGCCTGCGTGTTGAAGGCAAGCTCAGCCTGGGCGTCAGCTACGTCAAAGACGCCTACGAGCTGATGAAAGACGGCGTGCTCAACGGCCTCTCCGTGGGCTTCAACATCCTGGCAGACGGCAGCGTTTACGAAGAGCGCGAAGGCCGCTGGGTACGCGTCATCCGCGCCGCAGAGCTGTGGGAGTTCTCCCTGGTTCCGTTCGGCATGAACCCCGAGGCCCTTGTCGATAGCGTCAAGGCCGCCTCCATCCGAGATTTCGAGGCCCAACTGCGCAGCCTCGGATACAGCCAAACCGAAGCGAAAGCGCTTGCTTCGGGTGGCTTCAAGTCGCTCCCCCACCGGGATGGTGGTGGAGACAGCGGGACGCTGGAAGACGAACTCAAAGCGCTAACCCAAGCATTCACCTGGAGCTAACCACTATGCAAATCACTCGCAAGCACCTCACGCTGGCCGTCATGGCCTGCATCGCAGTCATGGCCGTTGCCGCCCTGGTGGGCCACCCTGTCATCCCGCCTGAAGCTCTCGCGGGCCTGGGCGTCATGCCCATGGCCATGTCCGGTGAGCTTGACCTCAAGAGCCAATTCGCACAGCTCACCGATGTGGCCAAGGCCGCGCAGAAGGCCGTGGAAGACATGAAGAACGCCCACAACCAGCTGGACGGCCGGGTCAACAAGCTGCACGAAGAACTGAAGGCAGGCTCTGTGGACGCCACCACCAAGGCCGCCTACCAGACCGCAGTGGAAAAAGCCGCAGCCACCGAAGCCACGGTAGAAAAGCTCTCCGCTGAAGTTGCTGAGCTGGCCAAGAAGTCGGCCAACCTGCTGGGCAGCGCCAACCAGGCCAAGTCGCTCGGGCAGCTGGCAGCCGCATCGGAAGTGTGCAAGTCCTACCGGGGCGGCACGGCCGAGCTGGTCACCATGCAGGGCTCTCTGTTCCGCAAGGCGGCCGTCACCAGCGCAGCCGCCAGTGCGGGCGCCCTGGTAGAAGCCTATCGCGTGCCAGGCGTCCTCATGCAACCCGACGAGCCACTGACCGTGCGCGACCTGTTCGCCGCCGTCAGCATCGCCAGCAACGCGGTGGAATGGGTGGCAGAAAAGCTCTTCACCAACAACGCAGGCCCCCAAGGCCCCGAAGGCACGGCCAAGTCAGAAAGTGGCATCACCTTTGAGAAGAAGACCAGCGCAGTCGAAACCATTGCGCACTGGATTCCCGCCAGCCGCCAGGTGCTTGCAGACGCCCCCCAACTGGCCGGGCTGATCGACGGCCGCCTGCGCACGGGCCTCAAGCTCAAGGAAGACGACAGCCTGCTCTTTGGCGACGGCACCAACGGCAACCTGCTGGGCCTCGTGCCACAGGCCACGCCCTACGTGTCCACCGGCATCCCAGCGTCGCCCAACAAGCTCGACCACCTGCGCTGGGCGTTCCTGCAGGCCAGCCGTGCGAAGTACCCAGCCACCTTCGCGGTGCTGAGCCTGGACGACTGGGCGCTGATCCAGATGATGAAGACCACCGACGGTGCTTACATCTTCGGCACCCCCACCGATGGCGCCGCACCTCGCGTGTGGGGCAAGCGTGTGGTGGAAAGCTACAGCCTGGACGCCTCCGACTTCCTCGTCGGCTCCAGCCTCGCCGCCACCATCTACGACCGTGAAGAAGTCACCGTGCGCGTTGCCGAGCAGCACGCCGACTTCTTCATCAAGAACATGGTGGTGTTGCTGTGCGAAGAGCGCCTGGCGTTCACCGTAGAGCGCCCCGGCGCCATCGTGAGCGGCGCCTTCGTCTAATCCGTGCACACGTGTGCACAGCCCGCAGGTCTCACCGCCTGCGGGCATTTTTTTGGAGGGCACATGCCTACCGTACTCAAGACCTTTGTGCGTAACGGCCAACGCTTCAAGCGTGGTGACGACGCCCCCAGTGACCTCGATGGCCCCACCGCAGAGCACTACCGCCGCCACGGGATGATTAGCGCAGGCACCGAGCCCAAAGCACCAGCCCGCGCCCCTCGCCGCCGCACGCCCCCCGGCCCATCTGAGACCAAGCCTGCAACCCCCGCAGAGCAGCAGGCCGCATCGACTGATGCCGCCGATGCCGCTGACGATGCCCAGGCGGCGCAGGACAGCACCCCCAAC